CACTCGTTACGTTCATATTATGGACCCTTATTGGCATCCAGTTCGGTCCGAACAAGTTATTGGACGAGCTCGTCGTATTTGTAGTCATAAAAATCTTCCTAAAGAACTTCAAACTGTTGATGTTTTTGTTTATATTATGACATTTAAAGATTCTCATATTAGCAGCAATCTTAATATTGAAATTAATCGTCACGATAGAAGTAAACTTAACACTAATAATGTCATCACTACCGACGAATATTTGTTTGAAATTTCTGAAATTAAAGCAAGCATCACTAAACAAATGACGGATATTATCAAACAATCTTCTTTTGATTGCAGAATCCATGGTAATGATGACTGTTTAGATATCGCCCATAACAATTCTTATCCATACAGTTATGTTCCTAATTATGGAGATCAACCTAACGACCAAACTCAAAAAGCAAATATGATTCAAACTAGAACTATTTTTAAAGAAATCTTTGTAAATGATAAAAAATACGCTTATAAAGAAGAAGATTGGTCCAAAAATGAAATTCCTGTTTATGATATTAATAGCGTAAAACCTACTAAAGATGGAAATCCAATCATACCCCTTCAATTGGGTATGGTTTACTACGTAAGAAATGATTATAAACCTAAATTTAGAGCTGTTTAAAATATTATCTTTTAGTATTTTAAAACCGAGACAGTTTCTGGAAATACATTTTAAGCGTTAATAAACAAAATAAAAAAGGAAAACCTAAAACAAATAAGAAAATTAAGACAAAATCCAAAAAAAAATAAAGCAAGAAAAACTAATAAAAGAAAAAAAACAAAATCAAAGACAAATAAAAGAACAATAAGAAGATAAATAAAATTTATAATTTATAATTTAGAAAATAGATTAAATTATAAATTGACTTTATAATAAAGATTTAGAATAGTGGTTTATTCGTGACCCAAATAGTATTTATTTCTGCATCGTCCGTCAGAAACAGCACGTTTATATATTACCTTTGCTTTTTCTTCGTCTAGATTTAGAAACTTTTACGCAACGACCCTTTGACATTTTACAGTGCTTGCTTACTTTTCGTCCTCTGCGTAAAAATCGGCACCGTTTTGTCTTCCTACTGATACCACATTTAGTTCTATCAAATTTAGGAACTTTAACGCATATATGCCTACTAGATAAACGACAATTCTTACTGATGCGTTCATTTCCACGAACAAATCGGCATCTATTTGTTCGCCTACTTTTACCGCATAATTGGCGATTTAATTCGCCTGAACGCACACTACGTGTAAGAAGTCTCCTTTGTGTTTTATTTTTTATAAATGACGCCGACGAATTAGATGAAGATTTAGACCTGGATTTAGACCTGGATTTAGACCTGGATTTAGACCTGGATTTAGACCTGGATTTAGACCTGGATTTAGACCTGGATTTAGACCTGGATTTAGACCTGGATTTAGACCTGGATTTAGACCTGGATTTGGACCTGGATTTGGACCTGGATTTAGACCTGTATATACCCTTTGGTGTTGAATATCTTGATGTAGATGAAGACTCTCTTGGTGTCGATGTTTTCTTTTTCCTAAATGACGTTGGCGATTTGTTTAAAGATTTGGATTTCGACCTAGATAAGACCATTGGCGAAAAATATCTTGATAAAGATGAGGACGCACTCGGTGTCAATGTTTTCTCTTTAATTGCACCAGTTTTATTTTTTTTAGTGTATAGTTTTAATTTACCATCTTTTGCGTTTCTTACATAAAACGAACCATTTTTTTTTGTATATTTAATACCGTTTTCGCGAGTTTTAAATATATTTAATCCGTTACGAGTTAAATAAGGCATTTTATAATATAATGTTATATTTTTTTTAAAATTAAGTCTATTTTGGATTCTAATGAGACTATTTTATATTGCATATGATAAATTTGTTTTTGTAAACTGAAAAAATAACTGTCAAATGTATTAGTATTATTAGTATTATTAGTATTGTTTGTATCTATAAAATTTAAAGATTTCATATCAGAAACTATTTTATTATTGATAATATCCTTGATAACGTTGTCATTTTTGTTTTTATTATCATTATTATTATTATCATTATTATTATTATCATTATCATTATCATAATAATTATCATTATCATTATCATTGTCATTGTCATTGTCATTATTATTCTTTAAATCAATTATTTTACTATAAGAATCATTATTAGGTTCTGTAAATGTGTCTAAAGTAGTAAAGAAATTATGAAAATCGTCCGTTACACTTTTTTCTTTTTCTTCATTTTCAAATGAAACAACTTTTTTATCATTATTTGTTACAAATGTTTGTAAATCATAATTGCGTTTCATTGTCATTTCTTTAAGTTGTTCTTCCATATCATTTTTTGATACACGTTCGTCGACAATATTGTCTTGAAATTGTGGCATTTCTGGTTTCTTCAATGTAATCATACTTGTAAAATCATTTTGCATTTCATTAAACTTTGTGTTGAACTCTAACTCTCGTTGCTCTTGCATTTCTTTGAAAGTAATCGGTTCTTCGTGTATTTTAATTTTGTTTATTTGATTCGGATAGTTAGTTTTAACATATAAAATAATAAATTTTATATATTCTTTATTTAAATGTGTCAATTGGTCTTTTGATATATGATTTTTTGGAATATTTTTGTAAAAATAATGTATTTCATTCACAACATAATTAGAAATTTGTTCTTTTACTTGATTTGACTGATTTTTTATAATATTTTGTTCTGATAATAACTCCCAAATTAAGTATATGTTTTCTGGTTTTATAAATTCACTTTTTACATTCATATTTATATAATAGTTTTTATAATTTTAATGGATTTATATTTAAATGGATTTATATTTAAATTGGTATTTATAGTTTAACCTTTTATTTTTTAATTTTTAATTTCATTTAATAATATTTTATGTGCTTATTATTTATTTTTGTTCCATTCTTCAGTCTATCTTGTAAATAAATTAATAAAATATCATAGTTTTTTATTTCTTCTATTTCTTTTTCTTTTAGTATATGACGCTCACTATAAAACGGCACATAATGTTTTAACAGCAACAAAATGTCAATAACTATATTGATCGACCCGTTTTTGTTTATATTTAAGCTATATGGATCAATCGCAATTAAATTCTGCCATAAATTATTATTATTTGATGCTGTTAGTAAATGCTTTGAAAATGAGGTTGGGTGTTTAATATTTTGAAATATGTTATTTATTTTATGTGGGATAAAATCAAATTTTAAAAGCATTACTTTTTTTTATATATGCATTATAAATTTCATTTAGTTTTTTTGTTTTATAAAAAATAATTGTTTTTTGCATTTATTCTTTCGGGCGATTAAAATAAATGTCTCTAAATTGGTTTATATATTTGTCACGAAATAAATTGTTTTTTAGGTAATTTTTATCTATATTTTTTTCCAGCATATTAATAATAAAAAATAACGAATACATTCCACATTCAGAATTTTCTAATTGATGGTGAACTCCTGTTGTCGTATCAAATTGAAAATCTATTTTAGGATTTTGTTGTTTTCCTTGTAAAATAATTTTATCAACTAAACTTTTAACTTCTGCTGGTATTTTACTTCCTCCACTGTCAAAATATAATATTTTCTTTTCTACAACATCAACGTATAATGAAATCCAATGCTCGCCACTTTTGGTATGTGGATCCGTATTAAATATAATGCCTATTTGGGTTTTTCCTTTGCTTATTTTTTGATTTAAATTGAAATTACATAATTCTTCCCAAACACACACACCATTTCCATTTACTTCTTTTTTGTCAAAATCAATCGGAGACGGTCCAATAAAAGAAAAACTAGGATAAGCGGATTCATATTGATACATCACATTAATTATATCATGACTAGACAACCATTGATTTTTATTTTTTAACCAACTTCTCGGGTATAATGGAGCAAATGATTCTTTTAGTTCCTTACTTATTTTCCCAAAATACGCGTTTTGATTTAACCAACATTTTTCGGAATCACATACATTTTTTAAATACTTTTTTAACTTTTTATGAATTACACGAGGATTATTGGATATAATTTTTACATCGTGATGGCGTGCATTCCATAATTCTCTTAGTTCAAATAAAGAATCATTGGAATAGCAAGAATATGTATTTATTTTATTTTGCTTCTTTGGAGCACAATTTACACCATTTATTTTTAATATGGATTTATTATACTTTTTTGTTCCTTCTTTTATTTTTATAATTCTTTTTCGTTTTGTCTTTCTAAATAATGTTTTTTTCTTGAAAGCATTGTTTGTTTTCATTGTTTTTTTCTTGTATTTGGGAGTTTGTTTCTTGATTTTTTTCCTTGTCATACTTATTATTGATATTTTTCTTTTCTTTACACTCTTTTTTTGTAATTCCCTTGTTTTTTAGTGTCTCATCTTTTAAATTGAACTCCCGTTTTTGTGGATAAATAAATCTTTCTGTTATTTCTTCTGACTGTTTCCTTATTACAAAATTATCCATTGTAGACATTTTTGTTTTTTCTTCTGGCAGTGTGATTTTTTTCATTATATATTTATTGTAATCTTTTATATCATCTTCTTTATCATTATTTTTATTCTCAATTGTTTCTTTTTCTAATTCTTCATAATCTTTTTGTAATATATCTTGCTTGTCTATCAATTTAAAGTAACTTATAGATGTTTTGACAAAATTACTAAATGCGTAATTAACATCGGGTGTTACACTTTCTATGTTTTCTTTTGATATTAATAGTCGTTTTACTAAATCATATATTCTTTTTCTGTAAAATTTCACTTCTTTTAAATTTGCCTTTTTTACATTTGTTGATTTTGTCAAATTCTCATACATTTCTTTATTAATTAAACAGTCTATTGTTATTTGATTTATACTTTGATTATTACTAAATGACATTATTTACAAATAATAATCATAATTTATTATCTTTATCACCGCATTTTTTATTATTGTTCTATTATAAACCTCTTAATTGGTTCCTTGTATGATTCATAAATAGTCCGTTTCCTACATTTTGTGTATTTCGGTTCGGGTTACATTCTGAAAACTGTTCTTGATTAAATAATAATGGATGTGTTTGATGAACTTGAGTAACTTTTAAACTATAGTTATACAAATCACTATTACTTGAAGGAACATATTGCGATTGATCGCATTTTTGTAATGCATACACTTGATTTCTTAATACTGACTCATCATTTATGTGTTCACTATATCCTTTCCAAGGAGCAGAAGAACCTGGATTAAACGTCATATGTTGATTATACGAAACCCGATTTTCCATTAAATTGGTTTCCAATTCAGATTGTCTTTTTGTTTGATAGTTATCTATTTTATTATATTTTGTTGCAATTGATGTAAAACTTAAATATGGTTCAAGAGTAAATGTAGGTAAATTTCTGTTGTAAATTTTTAAACTATTT